AATGTGCCGTATCCCAAAGTGAATAATCAATCTCATCATCACCTAAAGCAAACTTAGTAACTTCAAAGTTACCACCACTTGACAAAATTTCACGACCTTTCTTTGTCAATATGGCGTCTAATGTTCTGCTTGTATTATTTAAATATCCCATTTGTTTTTCTCCTGTATTCGGATTTTATTTCTTACTTATAAGATTCGATATAATAAAACCTGTTATTCTTCTCTTATAAATATAATCCTTTTTAATTTTTACCATTATTTGTTTACTGCATCCATCTTAGTCGTAGGTTTATCAGCTGTTATCAATTTTGTGGGTGATACAATAATTATATCTACTGCGGGTGTATTATCTTGCCATCTATTGCCTAGATCAGTTACTGTTGTAGTGTTGGTTTGAACACATCCAAGATAAAATAGTCTGTCCGTTCCAATTGATTCATCCCACCTATTATCCAAATCAGAACGAACAAAACTTGATGAATATGGTATATGCATTGAAGCACTTAATGAAGATGAATAAAAATACTCTATTTCATCATTAAATTGTGATGTTACATTTCTTTCATATCGTGGTTGAACTACTTCTTCAAATATAGCTTTAACACTTCCTGCTTGTATAGTTGAGTTATAATAATCAGAACCGTACCAACCACTTGTATCTCTATCACCAATATTATATAATGCAGGTCTTTCTAAAATATGTTTAATTACAAAAGAACCCGTTCCTGCAGCATTTTCACTCAATGTAGTACTTGGTGCATTATATGAACTAAATGTTGCTGATAACTCTATTCCCGATCCACTAATCTGTGTTCTATTATTTAATCTAAATGGATCATATAAATTTATAGGTAAAGTATCCCATCCCCAAGGGGTTGTTAGTTCAGATGAAGCAGAAATAAATCCTCTTGGTTCTGAACCACTTAATTGTGTATAATAATTAACTCTAAATGGATCAGTATAAGTTAAATTTGCTTCCCATGATTCATATAATGCAGATGAAGATAAATACGAACCTGTTGTCATTGATTCTTTATTGATTCCAAATGGATTAGACCAATTCATGTTATCTTCATAAGTTTGATATGCTGCACTTTCAGAAACATACGTCATCGCATCTATAGATGTCTCATAATGTTGTGGTTCAAACGTAGGTTTCTTACCAATAATAATTTTATCTCGTTCAAGAATAGTAGGTTCAATTAATATACCAATAGTTGCATTTGCACGAGCTGGTACTAACTTACCAATTTGTTTGTATAATGAAGAATCATAGTATTTTAACAATCTCAAATAATCCCAAAAATTATTAGGTCCTGAATACTTTTGCCAATATAGATTTCTTGCTGTAACCAATCCCGTGTATTGTTCTTTATATTGGTCTCGTGGATCTCCAATATATTGGTCAAAGTCAAGATTTGGCATTGAACTTATAATATCTTCGTCTATTGCCTTTGATGGGGAAAAATAAACACCAAGTTTATTAGAATCTATTACCGCGTTATCGTACGCCGGTACAACTATACTCTCATTAAATTTTAACTCTGGATTACCAAACTTATCTATCCGTGTATCTGCTTCTATTCTTAACTTATTAGCTGATTTTCCACTTGGGCCAAGATTTGGAACTTTCATTTTTGTTTCATCTACTACAGGAACAAAATGATCTCCCATTAAACTTGTATAATTATGGGGTGTTGCAGATGATGTAAAGGATTGGTCTGCACTTACATCTTGAAACCATTGATTATAAGATATACTTAAATCTTTATCATCATCAAACGAATATCGAGTAACTAAATCATACCAGGAAGCAGATGGTGTATTACCATCAAATGCGATTGGTGCAGCTACATGATTATCAAATGAATCCTCATTTAATGGTGTTGTCCAATTTCTATATTCCATCATAGAACCACTTAATGATTCTCCAAAGGTTGCATGTTCAGGACCACCTATTGTAATTGTATCAGAAGCCCCTACATACGATGTGTTATATGATTGGGAATATGCATTCATTGAACCACTTATAAGTAAAGTATTCGTAGATTCATATATAATCTTACTTCGTCCCGCGTCATATTTTTTAGTGTATAAACTATAAACTACATCTTGATTAACGGCATCACTCGCTACAAATGCTCCTGAACCAGATAAGGTTCTTGTTAACATTACAGACCAAAATTCATTATCATATACAGGAAATTCAGAAGATGATGCTTCAAAATATTCTCCATCACCATTTAACATAAAAGACACATAACCTCGGTTGTCTGAAGAACCATTGTCTTTTAACCTAATTGACCAATCATCACCTCGTCTTACTAATACTTGGTTCGAACCACTTGCTGCTTTAAATCTAAATTCTACTGTATCGGGAACTCTATTGGTTGCTCCATCTCCCAATGTAACTGCCTCCCAAGTATCATTTTGAACATAAGTGTTATTAGATGCCCCAAAGAAATTTAAAGCCTTTGTAAATTTCCTTGTTATCATAAAATCGGCTGATTGTCCAGATAGTTTAGGTCCACCATATTCCATTACTCGTAAAATACTTGATGGTATACCATAACAACTTATTAAACCTTTTATTGCCCGTGCCGTTCCTTTTGTCTTTAAGAAATAAGGCATATTATTTATAATACGACTCCATATTTCTCTTGATATATCTTGATCTGAAGTTCCACTAAACTGCCAGGGTTTTTCTGAGCCTGTTGCTTCCATTCCAAACATATATCTTGGTAACGATATTAAATCTTTTCCATCACTAACTTCCCAACCAAGTGATTGTGCTATTGGATATAATAAATTCCTTGCAATTCCTTCTGTAAGTTTATCTCTCCTATCATAAACATCTGTCATCGATTTAATAAACACCCAAATGTCATCAAAGTAATGACCAATCATATCTACAAATCTTAGAAAAACAGCATTTTCATCATCATCTTGAACAAACATTGGAAGATGACCTTTTAATCTATTTTTATTTGCTTTATCATATGCTGATGCAGAAACTAATTGTTCTGAATACCAAGTTGTTGCTGCTGATTGTGAAGTTCTATAAAGAACATATGGAGTTGAATATGTTCCATCGCCACTTTCTTTAGGCCATGTATTATCGTGAAATACACCAATAGATTCACTTGAATATGAAGAACTTTGCTTAAACATATATTTTTCAAATTTATCAAAGTTAGTAATAACTTCACGGCGTTTCTTTTCCCATGATTGAATTTGTGTTATTGAACCACTTACTGGAGTAAATGATGGGTGTGGATCTTCAGACCCCGAAACATTTAAATAAGCACCTGCTCCTGGGTCTGCTTTAACACTAAGTCTTCCTGTTGAACCACTACCAGCTCCACTCAAGGATGAACTTCTATCCGTAAATTGTTCTATTAAATCTAATTTATATTTAAAGTTTTTAAATCGTTGTTCTATTGAACTAAAATGAACAAAATTTTCAAATAAATTAAAATCTACATTAATGTCTGCACTTAAACTTCCACTCAAGAGTTCATTTTCTATACTTTCTTGTATTCCACTATCGGTTGTTGTTAATTCATTATAAGTTTTGGACTCTACTTGACCACCACCTATTGGACTTGTAACACTTTGAAATTCTGGAGTTATAAGAACAATATCACTTATCCACTGCTCTACAAACGGAAATAACTGAACAACTTCTTCTATAGGTGGAATCATTTCTCTAACAACAGTTATAAAATCATGTTCAAAAACTGTTGGGGGTAATGGTTTATATAATTTGTAAACTAATGAATGTGGATAATCTGGATATTCCTGTGTATCAAATTTAAAGTTAGTTATTAAATGATGATTATTAGGACCCAATCTTAATAGTTTACTTAAATTATGTTGATTATCATTTGGATATTGTATAAACCATTTATTAAATGTAGAAGTTTGATTTATATTAAGTGTATTTGTAGTATCATGTCCTTCCTCTTCACCAAGAGTTGTATATGAATTTTTTAAAGTAATTGAATTACCACTTATACTTTCAATATCTCCTCTTAAAGTCCCATAAACTGGTACAGTTTCAGCAATAGAAGAAGTATAATCAACATAAAAATTAGTAAATGTATTAAATGGTTGAATATTTGCCTCATTATCATATATAGTTCCATCTGGAGCCAAACTTATATAATCTGTAATTAAAGTTGCAGTATTTCCAGCTATTGCAGTTATCTGACCAACTAAATCTGTCGTTATTGGAGTAGTATCTATTTGATCTATATTTTCAGTTAATTGTACCTTAGGACCTTCTACCCATAAAATTCCTTCTGGACCATAATGACCATAAACATAAAGAGTAGTTGGTTTTGTCAAATCCCAATCTTCTTCAACTACTCCAGTCCAACTTACTTGTTCCCATTTTCCAACTTTAGAAATTGGTCTATATCTTAAAAATTCTCTTTCTCCTGCTGATAAACTACCTTCTTCTAATGTTGCTAGATGGTATCCTATGGAAGCTCCCCAATATGGACTTGCCCCATTATCACTTTTTCTATAATGATGTAACCCAACCATTGCACCTTTATTTGCTGTATCTGATTTTTGAACCCAAGATACAGTTATTTGATCACCTACTTGGATTCCTTGAGATACCATTTTATGTGGTAGTGTTTGTGAAATTCCCAACCATCTATGTGCCAATGTAGTAGGTTGATCTGAAGTTGCTGGAACGTTTCCTGTTTTATATAACTCTGTACTTGGATAACTCGCATGATTAGGTGAAAAATATTCTGAATTTTGATCAACAAATTTTATACAAGTTTCACCAAATTCACCTTCACCTTCTAACCATTTTGCATGATGTCCTAACCAACCACTATGCCATCTTGACCTATCATTTTTTCTTGCTTCTACTCCACCCCAATTAAATGAATTAAATCCTTCAGACCAACCCTGTGGTTTTACTGCATCTGAATGTAAATCTGGATCCCAATATTGCCAAATTAAATCAGTTATAGAATTTCCACCAGTCCAATTCCAATTTATCACTTCATTACCTGTACTTTGAACTGACCATACCCATTCACAATCACTCAAATCTGGATGTACATCACTACCCCAAGGTCCTTGGCCGGCTTTTGCCTTTTTCATCCAACTTATTGGATTAGTTGTCGAAGCTGTAGTAGTTACAGTAGTGGTCTCTCCGGCGGAGTTAGTTTTTTCAATTGTATAATCTGTAATATTCCAGGGACCAGTTGAAGTAGTAAATCTACGAGTAATAGATGGAATATCAGATCCCGCTGAAAATCCATCACGCATCCATCTATATTTCCAATCTTCAAAATCAAAACTGGATCTTCCATCACCTGTTTTAACTACATCTCCATTAAACCATACCTTTGCTATTATTGCTCCAGGTCCACCAGTATTGGTTGCTTCTACTCTCAAACCAACTGTATCTCCTAATAAATCGAATTCGTCTGGAGTTGTCCAATCCGATCCTTCACCAAGTGAGGTTTCAACTCCTGCATTGTTTATAGAAAATAACTCATATTTATTATCAACTTGTAATAAAATTTTATTTTGGTCTTGATTTCCGTGATATGGACTTACCCGAAATTCTCGTTCACCGAATTGAATATCTGATGCATCAGGATTATTTAATGGAATATCATCTATTACAATTAACTCACTATCTTGTGTATAACTTTGATCTACAACATATGCATCTTTAATAGTAAGTTTACCATCTACCATTAAATCAGTAAATCCAGTATCTCCATTTGCAAATACTGCCTCTACTTTATTATCATCTACGAATGTAATTAACCCTGTTGTTGGTGAATCTGTTTCTTCAACTCTTTCACCAGTAACCATATAAGATGTTGGTGTTCCAACTGAACTTCCAGCTTCTACTTGAACATTTGTAATATAACGATTTCCCTGATCTATATCTAAAGTTTTACCTAAGTTTAATTTAAAACTTCCGTTACCATTAACAGGTAATGTTATAACTTGATATACATATTTCCATTCATTACCAGCGACATCCTTAACTTTAATCTCATCTTTACTGTCATTAAAATTTACATCATTATCGCCATCATCCATTGTTCCACTAAATAATTGTATTTTATCAAGTGCCCACTCACTATCCCAATGTACCCAACAACTCATTATATAACTTTCACCAGGTATACCATTCAATGAAAGTTGATATTGATTTGTTTCATCAAGTTCTTCAGAAGTATTAGTTTTTAAAACATATCTACTTGCTCCTGGATTTGAAAATTCAACTACTCCATGGTTTCCAGAAGTTAATCCTAATTCAAGAATATTGTTTCCATTTCCATCTCCATTTAAATCTGCAAAATGGCCATTAGTTACTAAATTTTGTACTGCAGGTAATGCTTCAAGTTCAACCTCTGGAGTATATCTTGATATTTGTTCTTCCGTTTCTTCATAATCTATAATAAAAGCTTCTCTTATTTTAAGAGTTCCACCAGCCATTGCTTGATCAAGTGATATACTTTCACCATTTATTGTTGCAATCTTACCATTAGCACCAAATGTTATATTAGATTCACCACTAATATCAGAATAAGATAAACAAGTATATCCTAATAATCTAAAATCTTCAAAATAATCTGTATCAACAATACCTGGATTTGGTCTAAGTCGTATTTCAGTTTTTGATGGTGAAATTTCTTGTAACCAAAACTTGTCCTCTTTAAGTAATAATTCTATCCTTTCTTCATTTTGCATTTTATAAATAAGAGGCATACCAGCATAATTTGCATTAGGATCATATACAATGTCATCAGGAAGTCCAGGTTCTGCTGCGAAAATTTTACCTGTACCTGATATAATATATTCACCACGATAAATACTTTTATCTTTTTTCTTGGTAAGAATATAGTCATCAGAACCCCCAATTCGTCTTAAAAAGTTATATACTATTTTATAAGTTCCCCGTTCATAACCAAGACCTCTAATTTGAGCACCTACATCTAATCGTAGTGTCATCTGTGATTGAGGAATTTTACCAGATCCTAAATAATTATCACTTGTATCGTAAAGACAATACTCAATAAAATCTTTTTGTGATTGCCCGAATGGTAATAATGTATCTCCTTCCAGGCCACTTACACCAATAAGAGGTAAATCCTTACCTGATAATCTCGATAGTTCTCCAGTTATTGGATCTGGTATTAGTTTTTGTTTTGGCATTATAATTCCGTAAATTCTCTATCTATTATTTTATCAATATCTTCACTTTCTTCATAATCAAAGTACCCATGTACTGGTACAGTTATAGTATGATTGAAAGGATAACTTGATTGATCCGTTCCTTGACCAGGAATTATATTCTCGAACAAAATAATTTTTCCACCATTTTTATCTCTAAGGACGCCCCCACTTAAATCACCTGATGCTGTTTTTTTCTCTATTAATTCTAAATATTTAGTCTCATCTTCTGTTGAAAGTGCACTATAAAATGTATAAATATTAGATTGAGGATTTGTTAACTCGTCTTTTGTATATGGCATTTTTTATCTCACTACTTTAAAGGAATGTTTTTCATCGAAATATTGAATAGTTTCATCAGAAGTTCCACTACCACTTACTATTTTATATTCTATTCTATAAAATCGTTCTGACTGTAATCCATCCATCCAAAAATTAAAATAATTCCCTGTTGAATCACAACTTACCTTTGAACCACTTCCAAATGGTACAATAACATCTTCTGTATAAGCGTCTTTAATCTGATAATATGTACTACCACTTGGTAAATATTTTGCTGTTGTATATCCTGTACTATATCCACTTGTTACATATGTTTTTTCAGGATATCTTGCTCTACCAACAACTCTAAATTTTGTCTTTGAAGTTTCTTTATATTCTGGTCGTAATCCTCTCATATAAAGAACCATATCTTCAACCTCAGTATTAGAAAGTGCAGATAAAGAACCCGTTGCCCAAGTAGAATCATCCCAAACTACTTCCAATTTTGGTTGATAAACTGTATGAGTATCTCTACCAAAAAATATAAAATGGCCATACTTTGTATTATTTCCTTCTTCAGCATTTGAATCTGCATTTCCAATACTACCACTTCTCTTTACCATAAATCCCTCATTTGCATATGAAGAACCACTATATATCCAATTATTTACAATTCCAGTTATATCCATTCTTAAATCTGATGGTTCGTGTGTAAAAGATTGTGAGGCTTCTAAACTATATTGTCCTGTTGAACCACTATACCAAGTTCCGCCACCTCCAGATAATGCCTGTGTTGTATCAGTTCCACCAGCCAAAGTTAAAGTTGTACTACCAGAATTAAATGTGATACTATTACCAACTGTACCTGCATCTGAAGCGGTGATTCCTAATACAGCTCCTGTACTTGTTGCAACAACACCAATCGAAGTAACAGAATTTATTTCATCTCTCAAATTTCCTGCGGAAACTGTAAAACTTGATCCAGATATGAAATAGTAATAATTGGCAGCTGCAGTATCAGTTTCCCCTGTAACTGACGGTGCAAAATAAAATTTTGTTCCACTTGCATCTGTAAGGGTGAAAACATCTTCACCTCCTTCAAGTGTACCACTTAAAGTGAAACTGCCAGTTGCAGAATCATTACCCAATACTGTAGTATAAGTTCCAATCCAAGGAGTTGCGTCATCATTATTATCTTTATATTTCCAACTTGCACCATCCTCTATAATAGGATTAGATTGTGCTTTGCCAGAACCCATATTCCAAGATTGACTAACAGGATATGCATATAATTTTTGTGATATATGTAATTCTTCAGAATTTGCATCATATAAATTTAAATAATATGTTGGATTGGATATTAATCCACTATTAATTGATTTAGAAATATAAGTCAAATCAAATTTAATTAAACCACGAGAAACATTTACTACTGAACCATCAGAATTCGTGTCTTTTCTTATCTCAATAATCTCATCAAGTCCAGTATTCATACTTCCACTTGCTTCATATAATGTTGTGTCTTTTGTTGCGTATTCAAAATAATGCATTATAAGTCTCCCATTACCCTACCCCGTATATCTACATCAGGATATTTTACTTCAAATATTGCTGGATCAACAGGTGGATAAACTATATTATTAAAAGTAGCACCTTTAACATTATATAAATTATCCGAATAAACATATCCATTTACGGTGCTATTTATATTATCAATAAGAATCAATTGTTTACTATCTCCTGTCTGACCAGGAGGTTCGACTACTGTTGCTACACCTTCAACTGTAAGTAATTCAGATGCTATGTCAGACAATATTATTGGTTGATTAATTTGCCATTTCTCTATTTCAAAGTATATTTTTAATGCATCAACACATTTCAATAACACTTCATTTTTATTATACCCTCTTTTTGTATATAGTGCAAATTCAACAATAATGTTACATATCCACGCATCCTTTATCTGAACCGCGTCAGTCATCATTCTATATTGAGTTAAATATGTTTTTACATTCTCTTTTACTGCCTGGTTCACATTTACTAATTTTTTAATGTTATTATACCCTAAACAATACATATTTAATGCTAATGGATTAGGTTGATTAGTATCGTCACCTTCATTTTGTCCTGTGGCAGCTACTTGTTCATCTTGTATCATATAAATTTTTGCTATATTACCATACTTAGGTGGTAATGAATATACACGAGTTATATAATCATCCTTTGTTACTGCTCTTCCTTGTGCCTGAAAATAAGCTGCTGCATTTACTCTTACATTTTCAAGAGTTTCAGCACCTCTCCCTCCAGTCGCGGGATTTGGGTTTGTTGCTGCTATAGAATTTAATGATATTGATCTTAAACTTGTATTCAAACTAAGAGAACTATCAAATGCTGAACTATGTAAAGTAATATTATTAATCTGATTTGAAGCAATATTATCATCAATTCCACCCCCATAAGAATACTTTATAGTTAATGTTGTATTAGTTGGACATTGACCATAAGTTTCTGTATTTAAAAAGTTTGCTGGATCAAATGATGTATCAAGAAAACTCGGTGTTCCTGGTAAATTAGAACCAACACTTGATGGATTTGGAATAATTTCTTCATCAGATCCTGCTGCTACTCCTGAACCAAACCTCATCTCAGTTCTACCATCTGGTCTAATATAAGTTTTAAATCGTTTAGACGTCTTTACAAGTTTTAAAAGAAATGGTGCAAAGTTTCTACCTTCTACCAAATCTGGAGAATTGTTTGTAGTGTTCTCAAAATCTGCAAAAACTGTATCTTGTGCTAAAAATGGAACTTCATACCACTTATTTCCATCACTATCTGTTACTGAAATAATTTCTAATACAGGACTTAGAGATAAAGCAATTCTTTTATATTTTTCTGCTGTCCCAAAATTTACATATTCTGTAGTAATCGTTCCACTTACCGCTTTTACTTTTGATTTCTTGAACAACCATTTTGTAACATTTTGTTCATCATCCACTTCTGCTATTGTATCTTCTCTTGGACTTAATGAACTCGAATCTATAAATATCACATCATCTGTGGTTCTAAAAATTGTTCCATTCGTAGATGTTACTTGCATTCCTGCTGGTATTGTAAGACAATAGTTTTCATCTGGTTCTCTTAGGTCCGTGTCACCTAATGTTGTTGTAGCTGGTACAGTTTGAAATACATCAAACATTACAGATGCAGGTGAAGCCTGTCTTGGTTTATATCCATATCCTTGTGCTATTTCATAAATAGTCTTCTTTTCTTCTGCAAAGGATAACATACTTTCTTTAAATTGTTCATCCATATAATATGATAATGTATCACCAACATATGATGCCATTTCAATAAACATCATACCTGGATCTGATTCATTAAAATCATTATATGTATTTGGAAAGTATGTCTTTGCAAATTCTATAAGTCCATCTCTAAATGCAGAAAAATCTTTATTTAAATATTTTACGTCTTTACTGACTCCCTTTGTAGCCATTTCTTTCTCCCTTATTAATTAATCGCCGATTCAAATTGGTCAAAACTTACTGAAACAGATTCAAACCTATCAGGCTCAAATGATAATCCAAAATCAATTGATATATTAACTCGATTAATGTTATAATTTGGTGTTATAATTTCTATATTTTTAATGTTTATATATGGAAGCCATTTGGAAAGTGAACTTAAAATCGACGTTTCTAATATATCATTAAAATCTTCATTCATTGGTTCAAATAATATAGTATGTAAATTTGAACCAAATCCTGGTTGTCCAAGTCTTTCACCAGGTATTGTTTTAAATAAATTTATTATATTATACTTGGCCTGTTGGAGTGTAGTTTTAGTTTGTTTGAAATATCCTGAATCTGAGTATCCCAATGGAAGTTTTAATCCAATGAAAACGTCTGGATTTAAATCTTTCTCTCTTGCTCCCACTTATATTCTCCTATTAATTTATTATTTGTTGACCTACAATTAAACCATCTTTTACTATAATTCTTTTTTTAACATATCGCGTTTGCTCTACACCACCAACTTCTTCTATAATTACATCAGTTACTATATAATCTTCTGTAATTCCTTCTTGACCATCTGACGATTGGTATCCACCTGCCCGTATCTTTCCATCAAATTTAATTTCTTTACGATTAAAAGTAATATTTAAACTATCAAAAATCTTTCTAAATATTATTAACTGTTTTGCTGCATCAATATTTGATTTAGCTACTGTTCGAAATCTTTTTAGTAATCTTGATAATTTAGTTTTCTTAGTTTTAGGATTAGTTTGTACCCGTCTAATATTTAACTGGCCTTTTGGTGTTAAATATAAACTACCAGGTAAACTATTTTCTAAATAAGACTTGTTATCAAGTGCATCTATTTTATCTTCACCAGTTAAATAAGAATGTATGGCGTCCGCTTCTTCGGCCGAGTATTTAGCATTTTCTTTTCTTATTCTCTTTTTAGTTTCCGTATCTTGGTCTTTAAAGATTCTATCATTCTTAATCTTTTCAAGTTTATACTTTAAAAACTGTTTATCTAATGCCATTACTCACCTCACTATGGACGATAATTCGTCCCGCTCTTTTTCTGGTCAATAGCTTTCATCAAACCACTATAATCTTTTGTTAATGCATCTGTTACATGGTCTGGAACTTGGTCAACTGAAACACCGGCTTTCTTTATAGTTTCTACTGCTCCAATTTCTCTTTTCATTTCCTTTGATACCCCAGTATTTCCTGCACTAGCTCCAAGAAGTACATCATTCATCTTGTTGGTATCATAAACTCCACCACCCATCGTTGGGTATCCACTACCATCTCCTTGTGGAACTCCACCAACGGTTTCATTCAGAACCTTGTTAAGAGGTTCATTTGATGTATAATGAACTTTTTTCTTAGGTTTAACTTGTTTCTTCCTAATAGATTCTTTGAACTCCTTTTCAATTATTGGTTTTGAAACTAATTCGGCAAGTAAAGATGAATCTTTATCTGTAATAAATATCTCATTCATTTGTTTTTTCACTTCTTTACGAACTACTGTTTCAATTATTTTTATTAACTCTTGTTTCTTCATTGTTATCTCCCTGTTTATAACTCACTTAAATATTCTTTTAATTCTTGACTTGAAAAACATCTTTCCAATTCCTCTAATTGTTTTGCCAATTCTGCTGATAATGCTGAAGTATCTACTTCATCAAAATCTGTATCAACATCTAAATCTGTCCAAGTACCACCTGCATCTTCACAAGATTTTTTATCTAAATGTTCTGTTATAGAACAAAATCCTATTGATTCATCTCCAATATCCAATTCCGATGCTCCAGCTATCATCTTATCATACATATCCTGTAACTCTTTTAAATCATCAGGATCAATCCAAGTTCCACCTGCCGCTTCACATGCTTCTTTATTATTCATAACATCTTCGTCTGGACGACAACTTGCCAAAATAGCCATTAATTGTGCAAACAAAATTGGAATAATTGTATTAAATCTTCCTACTGCCTTTATCAAAGTAGATACACACATATCTACTAATCCCATAATATTTAATATTTGCATTAATTTTTCTACAATTGGAACAATAAATGGTGGTGTCCATTTTAAAATCTTTCTAACTAATTTTATAACCTTTTTAATAATTTTTATTATTTGAACTATCTTTTGTAAGATAGGAATAATTTTCATCAATTCTCTTATTAAACTTAAAAGTTTTCCTATTGCTTCTTTCAATGGATCTTTACAGACTAACTCGGGATCTATAACAGCTTTGGCCATTATCCTATCAACTTTTGCATTAAGTTTACCTATTACCTTATTTAATTCTCCCATCATCTCTTGTATTTTTGCAGTAAATCCAGATAGTAACCACGCTTCTAAATCAGGAATTTGAAAATTTGCTAAATCCTTTAGCCAGTCTTTTTCATCTTTTGACGGCATAATATTTTGTCCAGAACCTATACAAACACCTTTATCATCTTCATCTCCGTCTCCATCATCACTACTACCACCTGTATCAGGGGGCCCTTCTGCTGCAACTGAATCGTTTTCGGTAATATATGGTGCACATTTTAATTCTCCGTTCTCAATTACACATCCAGCGTGAAGTGTAGTTCCTGCAGGTACAGTTTCTCCCTCACCATATTGAACTAAATCATTACCCGTATCGGGCCATATTACTACTGCACCATTTTCACCAGCAACACCATGTACTTCTGCAAACATCATTGGGAAAAATTCTTTATTTTCAAAGATTCCACTTCCCTCTATTAGTTCACATCCTGGTATAATTGGGTCACCTGGTCCTAATGTTACTCGTTGTCCTGCTATTGATTTACATCTAATTGGCATATTATATTACCTTTACTATATCACTTTTTGGATCATTCAATCGTTTTTTTAATTCTGTAAGTTTTCCTGATAATCCACTAGCACCATCTATTATATCTGAAATTGGAACTACAAAATCTACTACCGAACCATGTGCACTTTGTATTGTTATTGCAAATTCATTTAAATAATCAATCAATAATTCAATAATGTCCATTGTTTCATCCCCCTTTAATGCTGGTTGGATGTTAGGATTTTGACTACTCGGTCCCTTTCTTGGTGCTGTCCATCCAGTAGTTTCACCCTGTTTTGGTGCTGTACCAAGATATACATTATTGTGTCCTTCCAATACTATTCTATTTTTACTAACTAAATTTATATCTCTACTTGAATATGCAAATATATCAGTTCCTTTAGAATTAAAAACTAATCTATCAGAATTTAACACAATCTGTTTTCCATCAAACTTTTTTGGATCTAAATCTGTTACCCTACTTGGATACTGATTTAAACCAACAACTTCATTGGTTGTCAAATATAAAGAAGAACCATCTAAATTTATATTTTCAAGTATTGGTGCATTTGCCACTCTTGAAACCATACCTTGACCTGCTCTAATTTTAATATTGGGTGATTGAGGTTCTCCAGTATCAGGTATTAAATTACCATCAGCGTCATTTAACTCTGTTATGTTACTTCCAAATCTTATTGATTGACCAAATCTACCATTGAATGTAATATCACCTTCCCTTGCCATTATTTCTCTTATTTTTATATTACCTATAAATTCTTTTATTCTATAATTTTCTATTGCAATAGGATCGATAAGTCTACTTATTCCAGGATTAGCATTTAAATTAACTGAATTAAACATATTCAATTTTGTAGTATAATAAGATTCCCCAAAATAATTTGCAATAATTACATATTCACCAGGACGTGGATATTCTTTTATATTACTATCCATTGGTGCAAATATTCTTATATCTTCAATACTTTCTTTACTATAAACTAACCTTGCTTCTATATGTCCATATTTGGACCAATCTGGAACATTTTCTCCATTTCTTGGATGAGGACGTGTCTGTTTTGCACCCATCAAATCATCTGCATCTAAAAGAACATTTATTACTTCTGCGGGTTCTAATTCATAAAAAAATTGGCCTGGATGTGGTTCACCCATACTATTGATAATTGAATATATCTGTTCTACTCTAGCAGGACCCTCAGGAATTTTTACAGGATCTCCCTTTGGCCTTGATAAATGTGCCATTAATTATCCTTAACTGTTTTTATATCTTCTGATATTTCGTCTGATTTTTTTTGTATATCTACAACTACTTCATCTATACTCGTTAGTAATTGTTCTTTTTCTTTGTCTGATAAACCAAACTCTGATTCACTACCACCTTTAGATTCAGCAGCAATTAATCGTTGAACAACAGTTGCCAATTTGACAAGTTGTTCATCATTTTTCACATTTATTTCCAAGTACTCTTTTATCATGGGAATTAACTGAATAGCCATATCCCCATCTTTGATAAACGAAGCAACTTCACCAACTAATACTTCAAGTTGTTTTTTGTTATGTACGGAATTATCGTAAATGTCTTTGAATAATGATGATAGTGATTTACCCTCAAATAATTCGTAATCCTGGCTCATTTTGGTTTCCTCATATTGTATTTAAAAATAGATGTTATAACTCATAAATAAATATAAAACAACTCAAAAACTGATGCATATATATTGCAAAACAAAAAATCGTATATATTATATTTATTTATGTCGGAAATTGATTTCGACAACAGAAAACGGAAGTTAAAGATCCCTTTTTTGTTAAATGATAAGAATAACAAACGGGAGATAAACAATGAAGGAAGTCATCTCATTAGTCAAAGGCTGGGTGGACGATATAGCTCACCTGTTAATGTCCTTTGTAGCCATAGGTGCTGTTTCTGAAGTAATTTTTGGAACTGGAGTCTTTGGTGTTAATGTAATAGGTAACCTGACAGCTATCATAGATAAATTCGGCGAATCCGGTTTCGCTGGCTTAGTCGCTTTATTGGTGTTGGTCGGTTTATTCCGTAAATAGCTATTATCGGATAATGAAAAAGGGGTGGAAACACCCCTTTTTTTTGCTTATATCTCTTCTTCTCGTATTGCCTTCTTTCTATACCATAGATATTTTAATACCTCATCTTCTGACTCGGCACCACGAACACCTGCAGCTGCAGTTATATTATCTACTTCATATACTATTGTTCTGGGTACATCTACAACCTCTATCCATTCTATATCATTCCAATCAAGAGCCAAAATATCCTCTGGCTCTTGACTTAAAACAATACTACTGAGCAATATAAAGTATAGGTTCTTCTGCAAGATAGAATAGTGTTGAATCATATTCATAATAATATATTTCATCATTAGGTCTTTGATGTAAAATTGCTGGTTCACCATCTACATCTAAACTAAACTGCCATTCATTATCTTCATTGGGAATCCCCAACTCAAGATTAACCTTTATATTCCTTGATCTTTTAATTGTAATTAAGGGATTATAAGGCCATGATTCAGTTCCATCTTCCATCAACCTATTCTGTGCTTCAGATTCTAATCCCACCCATACTTGATTAGCGAAAGCTTTTTCTGTACGAACTTCTGCATTATATAATGTTCTCTGATAACTTGGGATAGCAACAGCTGCTAATATTCCCAATATAATAGTAATCATTACAAGTTCGATTAAAGTAAATCCTTTACTATTCATGACCATTTACGGTTGAAGTTTCTTAT